CGGCGTGGTGGGCTTATTGAACAGCAGATACGTGTCCAGATAATCGACCTTGTCGGCGCCGTAGAACGTGCCGGCGGTGTTGTCGATCTGGGCGAACACATTGCCCACCAGCGTGATATGCCAGCTGTTCGCAGTGCCATCGACAATCACCATGTCGAGGCCGTTATCGGCCATGCTGACGGGAGCGCGCAGCCCTGCCGTGATGGTGCCGAGCCCGGTGGCGGCCCAGGTGATTGGGTCGACCCGATATACGCCGCTGCCGCTGACGACGTAGACGGCGCCCGTCGTGGCCTGGCGGATGCCACGGATGGGGCCGGGGCCGACCGTGGACAAGAAGCGGGTGCCCGGTGTGGGGTATGCCGCTACAGGGGATGGCTCCCCTTGGTGTTCTGGTAACGGCTCCGAAATCAAATTCACGCAGCGTTGAGCCGAAGCTATTACGCTGCGTGCTTCGTATGCGCCGCCGGTCAATGGCACTTTCATGCCAGCACCAAAACCCTTGCCTGCGCCACCGCGGCCGCGGTGCCGGGAAAGCCCGCGGCGAACCCTGCCGGCACGGCACCGACGAACGCGGTGTCACCAAAATTGGCAGTGATCGCCGTCGATCCTGCCAGGGCGGCCACGCTGCTAAGCGCGTAGAGAGTGGTGGCCCCGCCGGTCAGGGTGTTGAGCGAGAAGCCGCCGGCGCCCGTCGCGGGATTCGCGGTGCCCGAGGCGTTCCAGTTGCCGGCCGTGGTGGCATTCCGAAACCAGATCAGGTGGCCCCCCATGTCCAGGGCGATGCCGCAGGCCACACCGGCAGCAAATGCGCCTAGCGATCCCTGCGAGGCGCCGTTGATTAACATGCTGCCGGCACTGACCACGACGGCCCCGCCGGAGCCGGTATTTGCCACGTTCGACCCACCGGCCAGGACCGCCGATGCGTTCGCAACGCCGAGGACGTTCTGTGAGCTGGAGGCCACGAAGGTAAGTTCGAAGTAGTATTTGCCGGTGGTGACTGAGAGAATGCTGCGGACGCCGCCGATGCCGGTCGGCGTTGCTGTGAGATTGCCGTTGCTGAGCGTCGTGGCGGCCAGGTCGGCCAAGTTCCATGTGGTGTTAGGCATCAGACGCGGGCCGCCAACAGGGTGATTCCGCAATCGGCGAGCGTCGCGTCCTGCGAAACCGGCGCGAAGATTTGCAGCACGTCGCCAACGGCCAGGCTGCCGCCCGTCCCGCTTAGCGTGCAACTGGTGTTGGACGTGGACGTGATGACCACGGTGCCGATGGTTGCTGTCCCGCCGGTGGAGAGGATTTTGTTGATGTTGAACGAGGCGTTGGCGGTGGTCTTCGTCGTGCAGTAAACAACGGTGCCGGAGAGGTTCGCGGGCACGGTCACGCCGATCGGCATCGGCACGTTGACCACAGCGGATGCGCCGGGTTTCCCCGAGAATGGGAACGAAATCGGCACCTGCTGCACGGCGGGTGGCAGCGCCGCGTAGCCCCACGTCTTGGCATCAACGTAGGCCTTGTTCGCGGCGTCAGTGCCGAGTTGTGGTGCATTAATAAGGCCACGTATCAGGTGGGCACCCATATCAAGGGTGCCCGCCATCGTGCCGCCGGCGAGCGGCAGATAGCGCGCATCGCCGGTGCGCATGTTGAGCGCGTCGGTGGGCTGCGTCCCGTCGCCCATGTTGCCGATCGTCTGGGTGCGCATGTTCAGGGCCTGGACGGGAAAGAACCCCTGCGCGTCGAACCCCGCGACCGGCGTGTTGGCAACGGAGACCAGCAGAGTGGAACCGAGGCGATAGAAGCCAGCGGTGGCATCGCCGATCCGCAGCGCGACGTTGTTGTTAGCACCGCTCGGCACCTGCAACGGCCCGGTCATCGTGTCGCCGGTCTTCAGCACGGTGTTGGAGCCGGCGCTGTTGGCAATGGCCGCGTTGAGGTCGGCGGCGTAGAGCTTGTCGCCTTCGTCCCACGGATATCCGGTTCCGCTCATGACAGCACGCTGCTCCCACCCACAACCCACGCACGATTGAGGCCACGCCCGGCCCAGCTACTCACATCGCCACCGCGCCGGTTGCCGAGCGCCGACGGCAGCCCCAGCAGCTTGATCTGGCTGTTGGTGTTCTGGATGACGTTGATGGCGGTTTTCATCGCCGCCACGTGGTCAGGACGCGCCGGCAGGCCATAGGCCATCTGCATCCGCACACAGAGCGACCACATCACCGCCTCCAAATACTCGGGCGGCAGGCCCAGCGGATCGGTCAACGTCGTGTAGGTTGGGAGCGTGGCCTTTACCACGAGGTGCATCTCGTAAGTGCCGCCCGACGGCACCGGCCAGAAGTAGACGCGCCCGGTCGGGAACGAGCTGTCGTAGAACACGCCCTCCGGCAGGCTCTCCAAGTCCTTGACGCTGATGGATGCCCAGTCCTCCTTCGCCTCGATGATGCCAAGCGGCAGATCGACCGGGTTCGGTCCGTTGAACGGCTGCAAGCGGCACCAGGCCGCATGTATCTTGTCCGGGCGCGGGCTGTCGTAGTCCATGCCGGGGCCGATGGTGTAGAACTGCGCGCCGGTGGAGATGACGGACAGTTCCTGCTCGTTCCAGATCAGCCAGCGCTGGCGTTGCCACTGCGCGAGCAACATGCGGAGGAACTCAAGGCCAGTGTTGCTGTCCTCGGGAATTGGCGTTTGTCCAACCCCATTTATGCCTGCGCTCCTAAGCACAAAGGTGATTAAATCCCCCGTCGTCTCAATCATTTGACATGTCCCCAGGAGCGCCGGAGGCGAATACTGCTGATAGTTGTCTCAGTCACACCGTATTTGCGCGCAAGATCAGTGCCCTTGGCATTGCTTTTGCGGATTGCTCTAACTTTCGCCTCGGTCAGTAGAGCGTTGGGATTAGTCGAACCCTTTAATGACGGCCCGCGTTGCCGCCCCTTTGTCCGCATATCCGCGTTGTTATCAGCTAGCGTGCCGATGAACAGATGGTCCGGCCGAACGCAGCCAGGATTGTCGCACTTATGGAGCACACTCATCCCCAGAGGTATGGAGCCGTTGGCCAGCGTGTATGCGACTCGGTGTGCCAGGCGCGGACTATCGCGCACGTTAATCAGGCCATAGCCCGCCGGGTTACGCGTCCCAGTCCATTCCCAGCACCAGCGAGCGCGCTTGGTATACATTGCGACACGCTCAGCCAACGTCTTGCCGTGGACCTGATGCTGCAAGACCAGGGTCGGATCGCCGTTGCGTCGGAGCGCCATGTAGTGGCGAGCGCAGTAGCCCTGAGTGTCATAGGCACGATCGCATCCTGGCACGCTGCATCGGCGGACAGGATCGGCCTTCCGCTCAGCACGCCTGGCCTCGATGCGATCCTTGTTGGCGATCCTGTAGAGGCGGTTGTATTCGCGTTTTTCATCTCGGTTCATCATGCCGTGACGATACGGCATAACGGTGTGGGACAATTAGTGAAAAAGCGCGCCGAAGCTGCCGGGATGCGCTCGGCGCCACACGCTTGAACCGCGGGGAGGAAACGGCCCGCCCGGCAGCAAACGCTAAGCCGACAGGATGCCGAACCAGAGGCCAGGCCCGGCGGAGACGAACACTTCCTTCGCCGCCACCGCGACCAGGACACCAGAGGCCGCAGCGATGCCGTTGATGGTGTCGGACGTGCCGACAGCGGCATACACCTGGATGGCCGACGCGCCGCTGTTGATCACCACCATCTCCTGGCCGCCCACAGCGGGCGGCAGAGCCACGCTGTCGCCGGTTGCGGCGCTGACGGTCACGTTGTTGATGCAGGCCGTCAGCGGCGTTGCGTTGGGCCGCAGGCCGCCGGCGCGAGCGACGATGCCGGTGGCGTATGACATGCCGCCACCGCTGGTAATCAGACCAGGATCGAATAGCTGTGGTCCGCGATCATAGGGCATGGTCGCCTCCTAATTCGCCAGGAGCCGGCAGCCCAACTCGGGGCGGATTGCGGCACTTCCCCAAAGCACGTCTATGCGAATTGGAAGTGTATCGTCTGAAATTGAATATTGTCTCACAGCACGCATTGATATCCCGTCCTTGACGACTCTCGATGCCATGTCGACCCCGCCGGGCATGACAAGATCGGCTGTGGCGAAGGCATAGGCGTCTGGGTGGTAAGCGAGTGAGATACCTGATGCGAGGCTGGCGGTTCCGGCGAACACAATGGCCGACGTGGCGCCTGGCGAGTTGGAGACGTTCTGACGAGCGCCGGTGGGCGTGATGGCGGGCGCGATCGACCAGTTGCCCGCGCCGGCTGCGGCCGCTGCCGTGAGCACGAACTCTTGCAAGACGCCGGTGTTGACCTTGGTCTCCGGGTGGACGCGGAACACGCCGGCGATGGTGAACACGTCGCCAGCGTTGCCGGTGCCGGTGCCGGTGATGACGGCGAGTGTGCTGCCGATCTGCGTGGTGGAGGCGCTGGTCGTGTAGCCGGCCTGTGCGCCGCGTGTGTAGGTGGTGAGATGGGTGTTCTCGGCCCATTCAAAGCCGGCACTTAGTCCCATCACGCCGTCGGTGTATTGGCGGGATATCTGCGTGGTTGACTGGAACAGGCCTTTCAGGCTGTCCACCATGTCCACGTTGTCCTGCGTGTTGATGCGCAGTTGCCACTGCCGCGACTGTGGCGTGAGGTTATCGAGCAGCATCTTACGGGCCATCAGGACGGTTTTGAACGCCTGCGGTGCGGCGGGGGTGCCGACCTGGTTGTAGGTGGCGCGGACCATCTGATTGATGACCTGGGACTCGATCGAGGCCGCCATGACGGCGATTGCCGGCTCGATGTAGCGGTTAGTGAAGTCGTCGACCTGGAGGGTGAGTTCGCTGCTTGCGAACGTGAAGTCGACGTGCGTCTGGTTGGTGATGGCCAGCGGGACTTGAGTCTCGATGGTGTCCTGAAGCTGGAGCGTGGGGCCGCTCGATACGGTGTATTGCACCGGCTTGCGGATGCGCAGTGTAGAGCCTATCTTGGCCCCAGCATTGGCGAATGAATCATCGTATTGACGGTTGATCGAGCCAATGAAGTTGCACTTTTGGTGGAGGATTACTAGCGCTTTCGCAGTAATCATGTCGATTGTGAGAAGTGTATTGGGCATAGTCTTGCCCTCCTGACAACGGAGTGGGGGAAGGCGCCTCCTTTCCAGGGCGCCGGCTCTGTTTCCGTTGTCGCGAAAGAACGATTAGCCACAGCGACGCAGGCCTGGGCACGACACAGCGGGATGACCGACCGCGACGGCTTTAGTTGTCAGGCACAGCGGGCTTTAGCGCCTCCCGCGAAGGCGTCGGCTAGTTGGTCGTCTTCTCGATGGTCCTGCGCACGATGGCAGTGGTCTGCGCCACGAGATCAGGATTGTAGCCAACTCGACGGGTGTCAGATGATCGAGATTCATTAGCGCCGCCTCTGCTCCATCGCCTCGCGTGACCACCGCTCGACCAGTTCCTGCCCGGTTGCGCGGTAGGGATCGAACGTCGGTGCTGCACGTCCCGTGACGGTGCGGACGGGTGCCGGTGCGCGCGTGACAGCGGCAGGTGCTGCACGAGCCGCTGCGGGCCGGTCCTCGATCGTGGCGGCGAACTTGCCCAGCGCGATCGCCCGGCCCCGCTCGGTCTGGATGCTGGCAATACGCTGCACCGCGGCTGGATCGTCGGCCAATGCCGCGACCACCTTCACCGCCTCCGGCATTTCCACGATCAGGCGGGACATCGGCGCATCGGATCCGAACTCCCTTACGTCGTCGCAGAGCTTCTGCCAGTTGTCGTAAGTGGCGCTGCCCTCCGCGCGAAAACGGTCGACCTGCAGCTTGAACCGCTCCTCGTCGCGGATCGTTTCGCGCACGCGCATCTCGCGCTGTTCCGGCGTTTCGTCGGCCGGCGGCACCTGAGCGGCCTGGCGTCGCCAGTGTGCCAGCTCCTCCTCGCGCTGCGCGTTCTGCCGCGAGAGGGCATCCAGCTTGGCGGTGAGTTCGGCAAAGCGCCGGTCAGCGCGTGACGGTTTCGGCTCCGGTTGCTCGTCGCCCTCGGTGGGTTCCGGGGCATCAGCAGGTGCCGGGGTATCGGGCGCGGGCTGCGGCTCGGGCGCGGGTTCGCTGACGCCGGGTTGTTCGGTGGTCTCACTCATGGAAGTCTCTCAGGATGGTTGTTCGCTGGTATTCGCTCGACGAGAACGGGAAGGTGGTTCAGATCGATCGCGCCGATACGCACAATGCGTTTGCAGACCCCCGGCGCTTACTCGCGCAGCAGATGCTGGGCGAGGTCCGCGTGTCGACCGTGTTTCTGGTGCTAGACCATAGTTTCGATGACGGTGATCCCGTCCTATGGGATACGATGATCTTCGGCGGCAAGCATGACGGCCATCAGGAGCGCTACACGAGCCGTGCGGCGGCCTTTGCGGGCCATGAGACGGCCGTCAATCTGGTGCTCAACGATCCGTAGACCCGTGGGGCGGTGCGTTGGGCGGCAGGTTTCCCGTGAAACTAGCCGGCTCGTCGGGTGGTGCTGGCACGCTGCTGATCCATGTGCCGTGCCGGTGCACGAGTGTGGCCTCTAGCAGGGCGATGTGCTCGCGCAGGCGCGTGATCTCGGCCAGCGCCTCGGCGTGGGACAGGATGGTGTCGTCGGTCATTGCACCATTGCCGGGGCTGGGGCGGCGCCAGACGGCGCGGCACCGCCCTCACCGTTCATCGGCTGCGGTGGCGCCATCGTGGCCTGTAGCTCGCTCTGCTGGGCCGCGTGCTGCTGCAACATCGGGTGCAGTTCGGTGGCGAGCATGTCCTGGACCATCTGCCGCACGACAACCTGGAGGCTCAGCGGATCAATGCTGCCTACGGCCTTGAGCCGGTCAGTTTCGGCCTTGTAGTCGTCAATCGCGATCTCGCTGGCCTTGTCCTTCAGCAACTCCTGCTGATGCACGATCTGCGCCTTCAGGCTCGCAATCTCCGCGTCCGCCTTGCCCAGCAACTGCTGCGCCTGTTGCTGCATCTGCTGGGCCTGCTGTGTCACCGCCTGCACCTGCGGATCTGGCCCCGCCTTGTATTGCGGCGGCAGCCCGCGCTTCAGCCGGTCGGCCAGTTCGTCCGCCCCCGGAAAGTCGGAGTTCTGCGCCCAGAAGTCGCCGACAATCTGGAACGCTGCCGGATTCTGCGACATGATCGTGCTGAACGCATTGGCCGCCTCCTGCCGCTGCGTCCCGTAGCTCGGCCCGACATCGGCCTCAACATCATAAGCGCCGATATTCGGGTTAAATATGACAGTCGGGTCGGGCCGCTCCGGGTCTTCCTGCTGCTGCTGCGCCTGGCCTGGCGTCACCGGCGCGGGCATCCCGTCCGGCCCCGGTGCCACCTGCTGGTGCGCCTCGGGCGCCTCGGGATCGACCACGACTTTGCTCTCGTCGCCGTCCTCGGCCAGCGTCATCACCACGCGCTTCACATCGTAAATCTTGGGGATGAGATCGAGCAGGATGCGGCCTATCTGCCTGATGCCTTTGGCCTGGTTGTCGATGTAGTGATACGTCGCCGTATCGCCTTGCCTCTGCCGCTGCTGAATGGCGATGCCAGACCGCTCATTGCTCGGCATGCCCAGCTCGGCCTGATACTGGCCGGTCACGGACATTAAATCCTGCCGCGCGATCGTCATGCCCTGGATATAAGCCTGCGCCATTTGCGGCGGATCGGTGCGCTGCGGCGGCGGGATCGCCTGATTGGCCTCGTCCAGGCCGTTGTAGACCAGCACCGACCAGTTCTTAGTGTTCGCGGTGGACCACTGCTCCTCACGCCCCGTTATCGCATCGACCCGCGCCACATACGGCGTTTTAGTCTGCAGCGCGACCTGCTCAACGGCCGCCGAGGCCCAGTAGTTGTAGATGCGCTGGGCGTCGATTTGTGCGCGGGTGTGCCCCTTGCGGTCCATCTCGCCCTCGATCACCGTTTCCTCGCCGATAAACGGGACGATCGGGATGTATTTGCCGGGCCACTCCTCGCGATCGATGACCTTATCGCCCGCCAGCTTGAACCACTCGATCTCGGGTTCCGCGACCTCCCTCGACTTCACGATCATCGGCTTGATCTGATCGCGCAGCTCGGCGGGAATGTCGCTATCCCGCACCGTGGTGCCGTCCTGCAACTGATGGATCGTCGCGTTGTTGATGTTGCGGCGCCAGTATTCGGCAATCCGCACATGGTCTTTGTCGTTCCAGCCGTCGCTGTGGTCCAGCGTTACCGGCGCGGGGCTGTCTTCCTTGCCATATTCCTCCTCGTAGCGGTCGCGCGGGATGTCCTCGAACACGAACGCGAAATTGGCGTCGGATTTGTCGTAGAGCTTAGCGTCGGGGTCCATGTAGACGCTGCGCGGGTCGGGCACGCGGCGGATGAACAGGTCGAGGTCGAAGCTCTGCCCGTCCACATAATCCGTCTCAACGCGAACGTAGCCGATGCCGCTCTCAACCTGGTGGTATGTGGCTGTGCTGTATGCGTCGACCGCCTTGGACTGGTATTCAATGCGACGGATGATGCCGCTGAACACCTGGGCTGCTTCGTAAGACGCGCGCCCGCCGGTTGGTGTCACCTTGATCTGCGCTTTGTTCTGCCTCGCGTCGTTGACCACGAGCAGATTGTGGACTCTGACCTG